CACTAGGTCTAGGCGTACAGTCTACTGCAATGTATATGATGAGTTCATTAGGTTATATACCGAGAGCAGATCATGCAGTGTTTGCTGACCCTGGCGCAGAATTACCTATGACATATGAGATATTAGAAGTCTTAAAGGACTGGGCCAAATTAAACAATGGCATACCTATTCATGTAAATAGTGATAGAAACTTATATGAAGATTTATTAAATCAGCAAAATAGTACCGGTCAGCGTTTTTCTAGTATCCCTGCTTTCTCGGAGAATGGTGGAATGGTGCGTAGACAATGCACCAAGGAATATAAAATTGAGCCAGTTATTAAGACTATACGCAGTATATATGGCCTTAAACCACGTAAGCGTATGCCAATGACGGAAGTATGGTTAGGTATTACGATGGACGAAATAGAGCGCGTCAAAGAATCTATGCTACCACGTATTACATATCATTATCCATTAATAGATATGAGAATGAGACGCAGTGAATGCATATCATTTTTTAAGGATCGTAGTTTTCCAGTACCGCCAAAATCATCATGTGTATTTTGCCCATATCATAGTAATAAAAACTGGAAAGAATTAAAAGAAAAGTTACCTGAAGAATTTGATAAAGCGGTCAAGATTGACGAAGCGATCAGAGATTCAAGTAAGAAAGGTTCAAAAGAACCAATATATCTGCACCGTTCATGTACACCGCTTGAGCGTGTTGATTTTGGTGATCAATTAGAAATGTTTATGTGTGAGGAAGGATTTTGCGGATTATGATAATAGAACATTACGCAGGAAGTGTCTCATATGACACAGAAGATTTAGAGCGCAGCGACCAAATAGTAACTGCATTACAATACAAGCATTTAGTGGAAAAGATGCAGTTATTAATGAAGAAGCGCAAAAACCCTGAAGTGCATTTTGCCGTGCATAAGATAGGTAAAAAAGAATTTGATATAACAGATAAAGTAACTAGAGAGGTTAGTAATGCAATGGATAATTGATCAAAGTATAAAGAATGAGAACCGTCAAGGTGGTCTAATTAAAAATCAGGAGATGCGTGGGCGTAAGCTTGTTGTAGATACGTCTATCAGAGCATGTCCTAAATGCCGTAGAACATGGGAAAAGGTTAATCCTGCTAAACATAATGGGCAAGATGTACTATTTTACCGTGTAGGACACATTCCTACATATGGAAAGAAGAAAGTAGTATGCAAGAGGTGCAAATGATATGCGCATGTTGGACCTTTTTAGTGGTATTGGTGGCTTCCACAAAGGTTTTGAGCAAGCAGGATTTACGTTTACATGGGTAGGATATTCGGAGATAGACAAGTATGCTGCAATGGTCTATCAGGAGAAATTTCCTGATGCCAAAGCACTCGGAGACATTACCGCTATTCAGCCAAGAAGAGATTTACCAAGTAACATTGACATCCTTTGTGGAGGATTTCCGTGCCAAGCTTTCTCAATTGCCGGACGAAGAAAAGGCTTTGACGACACCCGAGGTACTCTCTTTTTTGATATCGCGCGGATTTTGCGATATTACAGAGAAAATGGAAAGCCGATCCGTTATTTTGTACTCGAAAATGTTAAAGGTCTGCTTGGTCACGACAATGGACGCACATTTGCTACAATCTATAGAGTTCTTGCCGACCTTGGTTATACCGTTGAATGCCAATTGCTTAATACTCGCTGGGTACTACCCCAAAATAGAGAGCGGATATATATTGTCGGACATCTTGGAAACGGAAGTAGATCAAAAGTATTTCCTATCGGAGAGTCAAATAAAATCATTAACGAGTGGAAGACAAAAGTCGCCAGTACATTACAACACCCTGGACACTTAGGTGGTAACTACAGAGGCATGAATTTAATTCAAGTAGAAACATTAAATAGAAAACAAGATAGTTATGATTTTAATTCTAGAGTATATAGTGATCAAGGAATTGCCAAGACGCTTGCCGGTGAAGGTGGCAATAATGACAATAAAACCGGTTTGTACAAGTTAGATAATAAAGTACGCAGGCTTACACCCAAAGAATGCGAGCGCTTGCAAGGTTTTCCTGATGACTGGACTGCATATGCAGATGGTCAGAAGATATCAGATACACAACGATATAAAATGTGTGGCAACGCCGTGAGCGTGCCAGTGGTAGAATTAGTAGCAAAAAAGATAAGGAGTTTACATGGGTAAGTTTGATTTGCATGGCACTAAATATATTAATGAAGAAGGTAATCGCGTGCCAAGCGTAACAACGATTATAAATGGCCATCTTGGATGGAATAAGCAGGCGCTATTAGGATGGACTAAGCGCATGATGCTTGGTGGCCAGGATAGTGACAAGGTGTTAGATGAGGCTGCGCAGATCGGCACATTACTTCATTTGCTCATTGAAGGTCATCAGCAAGGCTTTGATATTGACACCAAGGATTATAGTTATAATCAAGAAAAAGCTGCAATGAAGGCATTTGCAGGATATTTGCAGTGGTATGATAAGGTCAAATTCAAACCACTTCGTAATGAACTTATCTTGGTAAATGAAGAAATGCAGGTGGGTGGCACAATCGACTGCGTTGCTCGTATGGGTGATGACCTTGTTATTGTGGACTGGAAGACAAGTAAATATTTATATGCAGAGAACAAATTACAACTTGCTGCATATACATATATGTTTGAACAAGCGCAACCAAAGGCCAATGTAGCGTATGGCCTTATCATGCGTTTTGGAAAAGATGATGGCAAATTTCATCAGCACATCATAAAGAGAGATAAATTAGAAACCGGGATTGAAATATTTAAGGCGCTTGTAAAAATCTCGCAACTCAAGTCTCAGCTTTGATCCGGCCATCGGAGATTTTCACTGAGATAAACTCAGTCGGGAATCGTGCGCGTTGTCCTCAATGCAACGATGGTAAGAAAAACTATAACGTACAGATTGAGCCGGACCATGCATTTTGTCATAAATGCACTAAGACATGGTGGTTTGAGGATAAGCCTACAACAAATGGAGAAATTGAACCGCCAGTGGTAAAAGAGCGATTATATAATAAAGCAAATGGTGCGGTAAAAGAATCAGGATATATAAACAATCGTGCCGATTTTATTGCTAATTCAGAGTTTGTTATTAAACATTTAGAACTACCGTGGAATGAAACTGCATTAGAAGAGCGGTTTGGAATTGGTGTACGTAATGTAGATAACGAAATACAATTAGTATTTCGTATAGCAAATAATCATATTAAGCGCCATAAAGGCGAGCAATTTGGTGATGCAGAGTGTAAAATTTACCCTGACCTATCAGATATTGACCCTGATAGCACGCTACTTATCTGTGAGGGTGAGAAAGATGCCGTTAGTGCTTCGTGTTATGGATTCCCGGCCATAACATTTACCAGTGGTGCTAACGGCATTCCAAAAGATATTAGCGCATTAGATCAATATAATAACATTGTTATTTGTTATGATGCCGATGAAAGTGGTCAAAAAGGCGCTAAAAAGCTAGCAAATCACTTATACCATACGGAACGTAATATAAAAATATTGGAGCTGAGTGATGGTATGGACCTTACAGATTACTTTTTTAATGGCAATGATGCTATAAAACTAAATATGCTTATCCATGACGCAAAGCGGTTTGGCGATGACCCTGCGGACCTTGGCGGTGACCCGGTATACAATGTATTAGATTTTCTTGAAACGTTTCAGGACGAAGTACATTATATATGTGATGAGATACTGCTTGAGGATGGCCGAACAAGTGTGGCCGGTGGTACGAATGTAGGCAAGTCTTTGTTTGCATTGCAGTTTGCTCTGTGCGTTTCGATGGGCGTGCCGTTTATGACGTTTAATGTACCAAAGCCGAGGCGCGTTCTCCTGGTACAATTTGAAATGATGGATGCAATGATGACGCAGCGAATCACTTCAATGATGAATGGACTATTAGATAAATACCCTGACCGCAAACATATTATGGCAAAGAATTTGCACATTATAAGTGCGGACCAAAAGAAGCTTTTTGAAGATTCATATGTCAAGATTGAAGGCAATTTGAAAGCAAGCAAAACGCCATATGAGGTTCTTATCATTGATAATTTATATACTAGTACGCAGGTTGATACTGTAAAAAATGATCAGCTCCGTAACTTGCTTGAGACTATCGAATCTATAAAGAAGCGTTATAAACTGGCGGTGATGGTGGTTGCGCATCATAAGAAGATGGCAGAAAAGCAAGTGCCGTTGGATACGTCTATGGTGTTTGGTGGATCGTTTTATTCTTTTTGGTTGGATAACTTAATTCAGCTTGCAGGCACGTTTAATGATAAGTTGAAAGTAATGAAGATCACAAAGACCAGGACGAATAGTGAATTTCACAATTTGCCGTTAGGCATTAAGTTGACCGATGATGAAGAACGCAATCATTTACTATATGAGTACTTGCAGCCACTGCCAAAAGGCGAGGTGTTTTGGTATCGCGAAAAAGAAACGACCGATGAGGACCGAGTTTTGGATGCGGTGGACACGCAAGGCGATAACTTTACTTATGAAGATATGAAGCTAGCACTAAAAGAAACGTTGAATATTACTAGCAGTGCAAGCGTAAGTAGTTGGCTGAAAAAGTTATTAAAACAACAAAGAATATTAAAAATTGAGCGCGGAGTTTATGCGAAAAACCGCACAGATTTGGATGACCTATTAAATTAACCGACACGCAGGAGAACTAAACTAACTAAAGTAGTGTGAACACTTACTTTACTTACTTTACTTACTTTAGTCTTTTTTAGTGTCGGTGTGAACACTTTTATGCAAAAAATGGATTTTATACATAAATGTCCTTTATCGCATGAAGAGGACAAGACTTGCATGTTTGCCATGCCTGGCAAAGACACCATATTTTGCAAAGCCGTGTTTGGCTGGTGGCATGATCTTGACATACGCTTGCATGAAAAATGTTTTAACAAAGGTCGCAGCAGGGATAAGCTTTTGTGGCGCAATCGACAACTTAAAAAATTACCCTGACAAAATATATATTAGAACCCTGCCCAGTAGATATTAGAAATAAGCCTCAAATAATCAAATTATACGCACTATTCAAGGTTTTGACATTTTTAAAAGTCAAATTCATGTAACATTTTGAGCAAAAAAAAACCCGGAATAAATCCGGGCCTTTTTTGTGAGTGCGGTTTTTAAACCGGCCTTAGCCGGCTAATGTCCATACTTAACTCATTGTTACGGTCGTAATTATCCCAAGAATAATTCTTGATCCATTTTTCCGCCTTATTATAGCTTTTAAACGGGCCGTGTACAATCGGGTCACTACTACACCAAGTTTGAACAACTATATAATTCTCTTTCATTTTCTAACCTCTCTTTGTATTGTTTTAAATAAGTTTAAATTGCTTTTAATAACACTGTAAAAAATATTTATATCTGTAGTTTCAAACAGTAAAACACTTTCACCGCTTACACCGCTTAAATATATTAAATGCGTGTTATATTGCTCTTGATCAATATTATCAAATTTACTGTTTGCAATCCAAAAGCGCAGATCATTTTCTTGCTTTACTTGTCCATCATTGCCATTTAACATAAATGAAGGACAAGCATCATTTAAATATGAACTATCAAACATATCTAAGCTTTCAAATATATCAAATGTAATTTTCTTTTGATATTCTTTAGCATGTTTGAAGCGCTCTTGGCACGCTTCACGGTAAGTAATTTCACCGTCTTGATATTCTTTATACATATTTTAACCTCTCTTATTTTAGTTATAGACTGGCGCGGATCGGATTAATCTACACCAGTTTCTGCCTTAAGGCTTCATCGGTATAACAAAAGCGCGTATTTAATCCGGGTCTAATAAATACGCAATTATGATAAAAACAATTAATATAATGAAATCCTTTACCACGTTTTAACCTCGCAATATTTGTAAAGCTTGCGCTCTAATTCGGTTAGATCATCGTTAACAAATTCCTCGTTACCTAACACTAGATAAAAACTAAAAAAATCATTAACCGGGTGCGTTTGCAATTCTAGATAAATATATAAATCTTTTTCATATACTAATAAATATTGCAAATCCTCTGTTTGTGTACTTTTAATGAAATCATCATTTGTAATAATGTATTCTTTAAATTCACCAACATTGCCGGTTACTTCATTCATGCGCTTAACATCATGCGGTAATAAATTACATAAAAGCCTAGCAGATTGTTGAAACTCTTTAAATGTCATTGTTAACCTCTCTTTGTTTGTTTTGTATTAATGTGTTTTTATATTGGTTGCGCTCTTGTTTGACGTGGTATAGTCTCACATAAAGCGCAATAATAATAATAGTTAATATTATACTATCCATTTTTTTTAACCTCCAAATTATGCAATTTTAAATATTTGATCATATTTGAAATAGCTTCAAACCTGCTATTACGACCCGGCACGCCGTCACCGTTTGGATTGGCGCTTAAATCAATAATGATCTTATGCCCTAGTTCTGCCAACTCTTGCCACTCTTTATTATTAAAAGTACTCATTTTCTAACCTCTCTTATTTAGTATGTTATTAACTGTTTTCTTTTGTGTTCCGTGCGCCGGAAAGTATACAATTGACTTGCGTGTTTTAACTTCGCACAATTGACACGTTGCGCAACTTACATTATTATTATCTGTTGTTGCCGGACATTGTACAAATTGCTTACCGCCTTTTTTAAACGCGCCTTTAGTTTCACTATCTGCAACAGATACAACCGGGCCAACATTTAATTTGCTTAGCTCTATGGCCTCATCAATACTATTACCGGATAAATTCACAGTGAAACCGGCTTTATTCATTGCTTTAATTATTACGCCGTTGCCGTGTTTATTTGGGTTGTAATGCGTGTAAGTGAAACCGCGCTTGCCTTTATTGGCCTTGGTTAACTCTTCGCATGCGTCACCGTCTAAACGCTCATTGCTTCCGGGTAGGTCGCCGGCTTGGTTGTGTCTCCATAATTGGCCTTTTGGTAGTGCTTTTATTTTACCTAAAAACTCTTTGAACGTGTCACCGCGTAAGCCGTTTGATACTTTGTTCCAATGCCACGAAACCGGCCCGGTTTTAGCATAACAACCGGCGTTAATAAATGGACATGACGGCGGACACGTTGACGCTTCTGTAGTGCTTACCGGTATTGGCCCTACCTTGCTATTTGATGACACTCTTGATAAATGAGTAATATATTTATTCATTGTTCTAACCTCTCACAGTTTGTTAATTAATATGCTATAATTTATTGATAATATTTTACAATAACTAATTATTTGTGAACATTATTTATAAAGTAATTCCGGGTTTGATCAATACAAAATAGACACCGGACGGCCGGACCTAGTTTGTAATAGTTTGTGTTACATATTGTATTTTATTCTCGATAAGTCACGGATTTATAATCCGTTTTTCTGTTGCTTTTTTTGTTAGGTAGTGCAGCAAGGCCGACTTTTTAATTTCCACGAAGTCACTCCCTAAAAATTTTTTTTCTTTTTGTGAACACTCTGCACTGTTTACATTCCACCACATGGATTGGGTAGAACTAACAGACGAAGATGCGGAACGCTTAGTTAGTGCCATCACTCGCGCAAAAGATTACGCTAAAAAGATGGCCATATTCCAAAGCGGTTTTATCGCACCTGACATGAGATGGCTGCAAACATCAGCGCATGAGCTATACGATGAGCTATCAGATCGCGAACGTGAAGTCTTCAGCATGCGCATCCAGCAACACACATTCCCGATCATTGCTGACGCGCTCGGCATTAGCGAAAGCAGTGCAAAGACTTACTGGCTACGTACAATGGCAAAATGCGCAAAACTCTTCGTGTCGCCGAATAAACTATAAGTATATGGGAAAAAAAGCAGATATAGACCCGGATAAAGTAAAGATGCTTGCCAGTTTTGGTTGCACCTACCTAGAAATAGGTAAATACTTCGCTGTTAATGAAGCAGTAATACGCAAGAAGTACAAAACAGAATACGAGCAGGGCAAAGAAGAGATGAAATTATCTTTGCGTCAGCTCCAGTGGAAGCACGCCGGCCAAGGCAACACGGCATTGCTCATATTCCTAGGCAAGAATTACTTAAACCAAACGGACAAGTCACAAGTGGACCACACCAACAACCTGGAGTTAGTGCTAAAAGAAGTGGGGTTTCAAGGTAACCCGATGGATGATCAAACAGATAGTCAACAAAGAGAAATTGTGGAAGCTGGTGGGATACCAACCGATTCCGCAACAGCTTAACATACACAACTCCAAAGCTCGCTTTAGAATCAATTGCCAAGGCAGGCGCAGTGGCAAATCCTATTCAGCAGCATACGAGATACTTCCTTGGCTTTTAACGCCAAACACGCGAGGTTGGATAGTATCACCAAGCTACAACCTATCACAAAAGATTGCACGTATTTTAAAAGAAGATATTATGGTCAAGCTCAAATTGCCTATTGAAAACAAAAAAGAAGTTAATGGCGATTTGTATTACATAAAACTTGCTGGATTAAACTCTGAGCTATCGGTCAAGTCAGCGGACTCTCCGGAATCCTTAATCGGAGAAGGTGTGGACTACTTAGTTATAGACGAAGCTGCAGCAATGCCAAATAAATTGATATGGGAGCAGTACCTCAGACCAACGCTATCCGATAGGCAAGGTTGGTGCTTGATGGTGTCTACACCACGTGGGTATAATTGGTGGCATAAATTATGGGAAAGAGGTAGTGATTCAAACTATCCTGACTGGGAAAGTTGGCAACACCCAAGTAGTGAGTCACCATTTTTTAAAGACAACCCGGAAGATTTAAAAAAGGAACTAACCAATGAAACATTCTTGCAAGAGTACGAAGCTCAATTTACCTCATTTTCCGGTAAAGTCTACCCATTTGACTCCAGTGTTCAAGTACGCAAAGACCTTAAATACAATCCCAGCTTGCCAACATACTGCTCAATTGACTTCGGTTTCCGCAAACCTGCCGTTGTTTTCGCTCAAATCGACTTTAAGTCAAAAGGATTACCAACTATCTATCAGATTGACGAAATAGCAATGGTAGAGAATATCAAAACAGAAGACCTTGCTAATATGGTCCGTAAAAAACCATATCAGATTGCTGGATATTTTGGCGATCCGGCCGGTGGTGGTAGAAATAGCCAGTCCGGAATGAGTGATATACAGATTTTTTGGCGCAAAGGTATGCGCATACGATTTAGAAAAGACGCTATGACGCGTAATGTGGTAAATGGCGTATCACATATGCGTAGATGGTTTGAAGATGCAAATGGCGATACGCACTTCTTTGTATCTGATAAGTGCAAAGGTAGTATTGCAAGCTATGAAAATTACAGATATCCTGAGAATAGAGCAGAGCAATCAATCAAAGAAGAACCACTTAAAGACGGCGTATATGATCACATAAACGATGCCATGCGTTACATGATTGTAAACTTATTTCCTATTAAACAGAGAATGGCCGGAGTAATAGATTGGTAAGAAATATATGGTAACAATTCCTGATTTATCGCAGAGTGCGGTAGCTGAAAGTTTAAAAGATAGTTTAAGATACATTGAAGATGAACGCGTAAGAGAGCGCGATTATCTTATGGATTGGTACGAGGGTATCAATGTCGATGATTATGTGCGCGATTACTTTAGTGCAGAGACACTAAGACAAGCGCCAATGTTAAATTCAAATATAACTGGTAGAGTCTGCGCTGTACGAGCTATGACATATAAGCGCCCCCCAAGAATGCGCGCTTCGGATACTTACCTTGCCTCCATAAACGTCCACAGTCTAAACGCGCAGCGCAGACAACTTGAAAGACTTACATTTTTATTAGGCTCAATGGCCTTTCGCTCAAGATGGTGCGAGATGGAACAGAAGCTCAAATATGAGATACTATCTCATTTTACGCCATTATTTCTTGCTGGAGATAGTAGAGATCAGCCAATAGGCGTTTGCTATCCAATTGAGTTTCAAGGCAACAGCAGAATGGATGCACCAATGCATGCAGTGTGGACCGAATCTAGACCAGGATATCAAGGCGAGCATTATCTGCTAGATGACCACGGACGCAAGATAAGCGTCAATGATGGTGATATTAACCCATATGGCGTAATGCCAGTTACCTTTTGCCACCGGCATCCACCAATACGTGATTTTAATAGCGTAAAGAACGCAATGGATGTTGCACAAGCTGATTTAGCGTTAAATGTAGCATTATTTGAACTGGAAATTGCAGTTCGTTATGGTGCAATGGGTATCAAGTTTGTTGCTGGTGTTGATGATGCAAGTAGAATACAAATTGGTACAGATAAGATTTTATATTTACCTGAAGGTGCAAATTTTGGAGTAACCAATAGTGGTGGTTCGCTTCAAGAAATAGTGGACGCGACACGTTTTTTCGTGGAGTCAACCTTAAACAATAACCACATAAGAGCCAAATTTGCTAGAGATGACTCAGGTAACGCGCCAAGTGCAGCTAGTTTATCTATTTTAGAGATGGAAGCTAGAGATATCACCACTGGTGAAAAAGAAGATACGTGGAGGCCTTGGGAACAAAAACGCTACAAGATCGATAGAGAAATACTTCGTGTAGAAGCAGGCGTAGATGTCGGTGAAGATTATAGTGTAGACTTTCTCGAACCGAATTATGCTCTCACACCTGACACGGAGATCGCATTGTGGAGTTGGCGTTTTGAGCAAGGCTTGGCATCAAAGCAAGATTATTTTGATTATATGAATCCTGATGCAAGTCCTGAGCAACGTGCCGAGTTCCAAGCACAACAAGAACAGACTCAGGAGCAAGACCAACCGGTAAATCGATTATTAAACAGACTACAAAATGGCGGTTCTTGATGATACCATAGACGCTTTTAATAGCGCAATAGACCAAGCTAGTAACGATTTTATTGACGATACTAAAGAATTAGAAGAAGAAGGTCTATCTGTAGAAGAAATATTACTTTTTCTATCTGCAATCGATATCGGTACATATTTTATTGAAGATTTAGGTGCTAGGAATGCAATTACTGCATACATGGCAGCAACTGAGTCACTATTGGATGACATTCCGTTTTTTGGAGCAACATCGGAAAATCAGCTCCTAGCATTACAAAATATGCAACGTTCTAATGTTGTAAGGCTTACTGGCACAATTGGAGAGTCTGTAAGAATGAGTATATCACAAGGCATAACAAATAAATTAGGTAAAGATGATATAGCAGATTTAATTAAACGCAATCTTGCAAGAGATGTTCCAAGAGTAGATACAATTATTACAAGTACGCTAGGTACATATCAGCAAAGTGTTATTGCTACAATGTCAGAAGATTTACCTGATAGTACATTATACCGCTATCAAGGACCACGTGATAATAAGAATAGAGATTTATGCAGAACATTTTTAAATGATCAGCCATTAACACGCGCAGAAATAGAAGCAGAGCAATCAGGAGCATTTCTTGATAGAGGTGGATACAACTGTCGTCATTTATGGATACCACTTGTATAATGTTAAATATTCAAAAAGTATTACGATTCACAAAAAAAGACCTTGATAAGCATGGCAAGGAAATAGCTGATGCTCATAAAGCACAAACAGAAATGGGTGTAGACTTTGAAGGTAAGACATTTGCTTCGTATACATCACGCTATCGTAAGAATAAAGCATCAGGCAAAGCTGTTAAAGGTCAAAAAAGTACACAAGTAGAACCACCAAATTTGAAACTTACTGGTGCAATGCTTGGTGCATTTCGTTTTATAAAAAGCGGTTTTCCAAGTGGTGAATTAGGAATTTTATATGGTATTAAAGACAAACTTCAAGCGACAAAACTTAAAGACAATCAGCTTGGAAAATTTGGTAATGCACGCAAACGTAAGAACATAATCAAGCGACCTGACAAGGCGCGTGTCATCGTTCGTAATAATAAGATAGGACCAATTGCTGAAAAGGAAGTGGTCAAAATGTTTGCTGATGTAATTCGCAATAATGTGAAAAAGATTAACAAACGCCACACGGTAAAAGTGTAAAAAGGAGACAGTATGTCTGAAGATAATGTACAGAGCGTACCTGGTGACAAACCATATGTCGAGCGACCACCAGTAGAAAAAGCAGTTGCTCAAGAGGTGGCGACCGAACAACCGCAGGATCAACCAGCTAACCCGGAAGTTGGAGATTTGATCGCAGAGTCAAAGAAGTATCGGGCAAGAAGTCAAAAAGCTGAATCTGAACTTGCTGAATTGCAAAAGAAGGTGGAAGGGCAACGCATTAAAGAGCTTGAAGCAAAAAAAGAGTGGCAAACTCTTGCTGAAGAGCGTGCAGCGCGCATAGCAGAGCTAGAACCAATTGTTCAAAGAGCAATGCAGGAAGAAGCTGATTTAAGAGAACAACTCTTAAATGACTTTAGTGTAGATGACCGTGAAGTATTTGGAGATTTGCCAATGGCAAAACTTCGAGCATTACATGGTAAAATAATTCAAAATCCTCGCATACCTATAGCGAATAATCCTGCTGTACCAGCAAACGAAGTTCAAGAAGATTGGACTGCGATGAATGATAAAGACAGAAAGAAGAACTGGTCTAGGATTATTGATGGGTACAAGCGAATGAAAAAATAGAAAGATAATAATATGGCTTATACCGTTTTTAGTGGAGATGCTACCCAAGGTGCATCAACTGGCGATCTTTCAGGAGCAGGACACGTAGATGTATTTATTCCTGAACTGTGGTCAGATGGTATCTATCGTTACTTCGAGAAGAACTTAGTACTCAAACCTTTCTTTGATGACTATAGTTCTTTAGTACAAGGACGTGGTGACATTCTTCATATTCCTACAGTCCAAGAAGTTGCGACTGCAACTAAAGCTGCAAATACTGGTGTTGATTACACTGTAAACACTGAAACTGAAATCCAATTGCAAATCGATCAACACATTTACAGCGCAAAATTATTTGAAGACATAGCGATGATTCAGTCAAATGAGCAGTTGTTTGACAAGTATGCTCAGTCTATGGCTTACGCGCTAGCAAAAGCAGTTGATACAGAGATTGAATCTAAGCTTCAGTCTTTGGGTACAACTCAAACGCTTGCTGCTGATAATAGCATGAGCAATGCAGATGTAGAAACAGCGCTTGGAACGCTAATGTCTAATGACATTCCAAAAGATGAATGTGCATTCTTTGTGAATCCACTTATCTTTGCTGACCTATTGAACTCAAAAGCATTTGTTGCTGCTGGTTCTAGTGCTGGTATTGGTTTTGGCGCAGATAATGCTGCAATGAACTCAGGTGAAGTTGGAAGACTATTTGGTATTCCAGTATTCCAAAGCTCATTGATACCAACAACTGCTTCTACTGGTATTGAAGCTGCATACTTGGTGCATAAGAGTGCGATCGCTGTTGCGGTTCAGCAGGACATCAGAGTACAGTCTGAATATTCTGTTGACTATCTTGGTACTAAAGTTGTTGCTGATATCATTTATGGTAGCGCAGTTACTACTAGTAACCATGTTAAAGGAATTGAGTTCCTTAATCCGTAATGGAAACTATGCTGGGCGGTGGCTTTTGTCATCGCCCGGTGCAATATATGAAAGACTATTATGATTATACTTAAAAAAGACAATAACACCATGCATGTTGACTCTCGCGAAAAAGCGCAAGAGCTAGTTAATGCTGGTTATGAAGTAGTTAGTAATAAACTTGGTGGGCCAAAGATTGTAAAATCTAAAGCAAAAAAGAAAAAGATATTTAAGAAATAAATCTTAACTATGTCTCGTTCACGGTTCGCCTAACCTTAGAGATGGAGAGAAAATGGCAACAAGCAATTTACACCGTTATACCGCGCAGGAAGCGCTCAACATTATCACCGCTGGTGGTGGCTATGATTACGTCACCGGAGCAACAGTCAATTCCCATGTATATGTAGCAATCACTGCTTTATCAGTCGATGCGGTCGTATCTGCAACTAGTGCTGATACTGACATATGGGATTCTTTATCCAATGTAACAATTAAGGCAGGGCAGACCATTTATGGACAATGGACATCTGTTACTGTTGCTAGTAGTGATTTCGCAATTGTGCATAGGAGATCAAGCTAATGGCAAATTTACATAAACATTCCGTCCAGGAATCACTAAACACAACGACTGGTGGTGAGTGGTCCGTTAAAAGTGTAGGCACAGCAGGATCAAGCGCTGATGTAGCTAACACTACACATGTATCACTTGGAGCAACTGCTGGATGTATTGGTATTTACGCAGCGGTTGAGATATTTTTTAACTTCACAACTAGTGAAACAAATGTAAATGCTTCAAATGATTTATTAATTCCAAAGAACACACTCACATTTATTACAGTTCCAAGAGGCTTGGGCAATACGATTTATTTTAATTATAACTCAACCTCAACAACAACTGGAGCGGTTAGGATAGTAGAATGCTAAAATCAATGATAAGTAATATAAGTGCTGGTTTAGCTAGTGGCGGTACAGTTGATGGTGATTTAACTATTACTGGAGATTTTAAAGTTGAAGGTGCTGGTAGTTTTGCTTATGATGAAGTAATTGAAGGAACGCTTGGATTAAGTAGTCATTTATTTATTGTATCAAATAGTTTAATTGCATCTGTAAACAGTGCTGGTCAAACTGGTACATCAAGCAACAGAATAAAACTTAAAAACTTTAGCAATGGTAATATGGAGTTTTTATTAGAAAACTCTGCTTATGATTATGTATTTCCTGATGGAAAATTTGGCATCGGCACATCCTCGCCTCAAGGTAATTTATCAATTACTGCATCTTCAAATCCTCTAATTACTATAACAGAAACAACTTCAGGAACTGGGGCATCAGGCGGTATAGCATTTAGCAATCAAACTGAGACAACTTATAGAAAAGGCGGTATTTATTTTAATAGAACTGAATCCACTGCTAATAGAGGATATATTGGAATAGCTTTAGATGGTAATGCTAGTTCTTCTAATGTAGATGCAGACTGGGCTGGTAATACTAAAATGGCTATTACTTATGAAGGTAATGTCGGCATAGGCACAACTGCGCCTCAAAGTAATTTAGAAATTTCAGACTCTTCTAGTGGCGTTGGTGGTGTTTTAAGACTTAGCTCTCCATCTAGTCATAACGATAAAAAAAGAGTTGATTTTGCTAGTGATGGAACAGTCTATCATAGAATCCAAGCAGATGCTAATACTGGTCAAATGCTTATAGGAAATATCTCAGGAAGTGGTAGCAGTGTAAGATTAATAACTAATAATATAGCAAGATTAATAGTAGATGATAACTCTCGCATTAGTCTATCTAATAATGATAGTGGTTCGAGTTCAACAATATTTGGTTCTTCTGCTGGTAATGCTTTAACAAGTAATGCTCAAGGCAATTCAGCTTTTGGGCATGAATCATTATTAAGTAATACAGACGCAGATAGGAATACTGGATTTGGATACCAAACTATAAGAGCAGTTACAACTGGTTCTAACAACACAGCAGTTGGTTATGAAGCAGTGAGAGGTGGAAATGGAACTTATACTCAAAATACTGGAGTTGGTGGTCATAGTTTGTATTCTGTATACGGATCAGTTGGTAATAGTGCATTGGGATTTAGGTCAGCAGAAAAAACTTCTAGCGGTAGCTATAATGTAGCAGTAGGTTGGCTTTCTTTATATGAAAATCAAACTGGAGGAAATAACACAGCTATCGGTACTTCTGCAATGCAAGGTGCTAGTGGTAATTCTCATAGCAATAATACTGCTGTAGGTTATCAATCTATGTTTTCAGTAACTATTTCTGCTGGTTCTACAGCAGTAGGTGCTTACTCACAAAATAAACTTACAAGTGGTGCTGGAAATACATCTTTAGGAAATACAAGTTTATACCATAACCAAACTGGTACTAGCAATGTTGCAATAGGTTATGAAAGTATGACTGGTTCTAGTGGTAATTCTCATTCTAACAACACCGCTATAGGGTATCAAAGTTTAAAAGGAGTTACTACTGGAAGTAATAATACCGCACTAGGCAGAGAAGCACTATATAGTGAAACTACATCTTCATCATTAGTTGCTGTAGGTTCTAAAGCTATGTATTCTTCTAATGGAGGTTCACTTAATACTAGCGTTGGTGTAAATTCTATGTTTTACAACGTAAATGGTCAACAAAATACAGCAGTAGGGCATACTGCGATGCAAGGTGTATCAGGTAATTCTCATAGCTATAATACAGCTATAGGTCATAGAAGTATATTTTCTGTTACTACTGGGGCTCAAAATAGTGGCATAGGATATAAGTCATTAGAGCTTTTAACGACTGGAATTAGTAATACTGGATTAGGTGGTCGTGCATTAAATAGCCAAACAACTGCAAGTTATAATACCGCAGTAGGGCAACAAGCCTCAAGGATGAATGAAACTGGTAGTAATAATACATCCGTTGGCTATGAGGCAATGAAAGGTGTAGCAAGTAACTCGCACTCAAACAATACTGCTGTAGGTTATCAAAGTATGTTATCTGTTACTACTGGTGGTGCTAATAATGCAATAGGAAAAGAATCTTTATATTCATTGACTACTGGTGGAGAAAATACGGCTATTGGTAGAGGTGCATCATATTCTACAACTGTTGCTAGTGAAAATATCGCAATTGGTACTCAATCATTATATAATAATACTGCTGGAAAAAGAAATGTTGCAGTAGGTCTTTACTCTCAGAATGCTGGAAATCTAACTGTAGAAGGACAAATAGCTGGTAATGTTTCACTTGGTTATTCTGCAAGTTATAATAATGTAACTGGTATTAGAAATACGGCTCTTGGATATGAGTCAATGAAAGGTGTTAGTGGTAATTCGCATAGTTACAATACTGCCGTAGGTCATTCAAGTTTATATAGTGTTACTAGTGGACAACAAAATAGTGCGATTGGAAACGCATCATTGTATTTAAATACATCAGGTAATTATAACGTAGGAACGGGATATGAGTCTTTAGCTTATAATCAAACTGGAGTTGCAAATACTGCTGTAGGTCATTCATCTCAAAGAGGTGTAAGTGGCAATTCTCATTCAAATAACACCTCAGTAGGTTATCAAAGTTTATACTCAGTTACTACTGGTAGTTATAATACCGCTCTTGGTTGGAAAGCTGGTGTTGGAATAACGACTGGATTGCAAAATGTTTTGCTTGGAGGTCAAGCTGGAAAATTAGTAACTACTGGTGGAGATAACGTAGTAGTAGGATACAATGCTTTAGTAGCAACTAGTAATAATGTTCAAAAAAATATTGCTATAGGTACACAAGCATTAGAAAACTCAAATACTAGCAATGGTGTTGCAATAGGTTGGCAAGCTTTAAAAAATCAAACGAATGGTGTTGGTAACATAGCAATAGGTTATCAAGCTGCTCAATCTATGACTACAAATGTTAATAATACAATTATAGGATATAATGCATTTAGACTTGCTGATAGTGCTGAAGATAATAATGTGGTTATTGGACTTGATGCTGGTGGAGCTATCAATCATGCTAATGCAGATGATAACGTAATTGTTGGATACCATGCTGGGTATGGTGGAGCTAATGCTTTAAGTAAAAGTGTTGCTATAGGTTCTAATGCTTTAGATGCAACTGGAGCAAATTCATCAACTGGTCAAATAGCTATTGGATACGAAACTCTTACTGATTTAACATCAGGTGCTAGTAATACAGCAATAGGTTATCTCTCAAGTCAATATAACGTAACTGGCGATGGTAATACATCGCTTGGTTATGAATCATTAAAAGGAGCATCAGGGCAATCACATTCAGGCAATACTGCGGTTGGATACAGAAGTTTAACGTCAATTACTACTTCAAGTAATTCTACTGCAATAGGGTATAAAGCATTACAAGGTTTACAAGCTGGAAATGCAAATTTAGCTATAGGGTATGAATCATCTAAATTTTTGACTGGTGGTGCTGCAAATATTACTATTGGACATCAAGCAATGTTAAACGCTACTAATATTTCATCTGCGATTTTTATTGGAGCAAATGCTGGAGATGCAATAACAACTTCTATAGATCCAAATGGTACAATAGGGATTGGATACAATGCTCTTACTGCTTTAACGTCAGGTGCTAATAATACGGCTATCGGATATGAAGCATTAGACTCTATAACGACATCTAGTGGAAATACTGCTATTGGATATAATGCTGGAAAAGGCGGTTCTAATGCTAATTTTACATTAAATGTTTTTATCGGTAAAAACTCAGGTAATATTAGCTCAGGAGATGGTGGTGATTCTTTATATAATATTGGATTAGGAAACGATACACTTACAAGTTTAGGTGGTGGAGATAAAAATATAGCTATTGGTAGAGCATCAGGTGATGGTATTACATCAGGAAGTAAAAACATTTTACTTGGATATGGTGCGGATACAAGTGTTGCAGGTGGTCAGCAACAGATTGTTATTGGCGATGAACTTGTTGGAACAGCAAATACAAGAGTTCACATTGGAAATAGTACAAGTCATATTTATAATGATTATAATACTAATGCTACTTGGACACACTCTTCTGATGAAAGACAAAAGAAAGAAATAAAAGATGATACATTAGGTCTTGAGTTTATAAACGATATAAGACCAGTAACATATAAGCATAAATCACCAAGCGAATTTCCAAAAGAATGGGATGCTTATGATGAGAATGATAAAGAACCTATGGGTGGCGATAAAGTCATACATGGTTTAATTGCTCAAGAAGTAAAACAAGCATTGGATAAGCAAGGCATAGATACTTTTAGTGGATGGGATGAAAATCCTGATGGCAGACAGAGTGTATCTTTTGAAGCATTTGTTCTTCCTTTAATCAAAGCGGTACAAGAATTAAGTGCCGAAGTAAATAAACTTAAACAACAACTCAAGGATAAATAATGAAAAACTATAAAGCAATGAAATCTGCTAAAAGTTGGTCAGTAAAGAAAGCTAAGATTGTTGATTCTCCATCAGTTTCTGAAGTCAAAGATGATGACGGAAATGTAGTAAGAGAAGCACAAGCAGAGCAATCTCGTGATGAACTACAATTAGTAAGAAAACAATGGGATGCTAGTAGCGGTAAAGCACTAGATGATGCAGTTCAATCATTTAGCTTAGAGCAAGTAGCTAGAGAAATTCAATCTTGTAAAGATAGAGCATCTGAAGCACAAGCTGAACAAGCTGATTGGGAAGAACTAGAAAAAGACTTAAAAGCACTTTAATCAACCTGGTCACTTATAGCACATAAAGGTAAATAATGGCTAAAAAAGAAAAACAAAAGCTAAATCTCTTCGATAAAGAGTATGATATAGATGACTTGACTGATGAGCAAAAAGCTATGGTAAATCATATTGCTGATCTTGAAAACAAGATTGGCTCTATGGCATTTAACGTAGACCAAATGACTGTCGGAAAAGAGGCGTTCATATCTCGTCTTAAAGAGTCTTTAGAATCTGAGGACAAAGAAGAAGAGTAATGCTAGTACGAAAATGCGCACAAGGTCATAAGGTTTATATATTTAAACCTAGGACAAAAGAAAACGCTACATACACTTTTAGTGAGAGTGAGTCGGTTTCATTTGATGCGCAGAATAAATCGTACGTTGTGACAAGTGACGGAGCAGTGGTCAAAAGAACAGATTCTTGGACTACTGCTCAGTCCAGTTATGATAAAGAATGTAAAAACTTACATGCTAATACAACTGGGCCATTAATTATTGGAAAGCACACATTAGTAAACGGAGTAGCGACAGAACTATAATGGAAGAAAATTGGACAGATTATTTAAAAATAATAATATTTTTATTTTTAGTATTAGGCGGTTTAGTGTTGCTTGGTAGCTGCGATGGTGGCTGGTCTATAGCTGGCTATGAGGTATGAGCGATGAAAAGAGTTACAATCCACAAACAGCGCGGAGCTACAAAGCTGGAATCGTTGATGATAATCTGTCTTTGCATATCAACGCTAAGTGGCTTTTGCAAGGTATTGTTCTCATCGCTGGACTTGTTTATACGTACAATGAGATTACGCAGTCAATTAGAGATAATGACAGAAGAATTGACGAACTTGAGCAGCGAGTTGCTGACCTCAAGTCAATACATGATGCTGAGATGAAAGAGATTGAAGCATGGTACAAGAAAAGCGTTCAGGTCGACCTAAATCCATTAAATATTTTTGGAAAACAGAAACGAAAATAGAGCTATCTGAAGATGACTTTAATCATAACTATTTTATTAATCGAGAGTTGCGGAGAGTAAAGAATGCCACGTAAGAAAAAACGTACAAGATCACGCGTAAACGAAGCTGGTAATTATACAAAGCCTGCACTTAGAAAAAGATTATTTTATCGCATAAAAGCAGGAAGCAAGGGCGGACCGGCTGGAAAGTGGAGTGGTCGTAAGGCCCAAATGTTAGCGCGAGCATATAAAAAAGCTGGTGGTGGATACAGATAATGGCACTTAAAAAATCACAAAAAAGCCTCAAAAAATGGACAAAACAGAAATGGGGATACGTCAACCCAAAAGATAGCAAAAAGCCTCGTAGAAAGCGCGGTAGATATCTTCCTGCTAGTGTACGTGCATCCATGACACCATCACAAAAGGCATATGAGAATAGAAGAAAACGCGCTGCAAGCAAACGAGGCAAGCAACGTGCTAAATACAGTAAATCAACTAGAGCAAAAGTCAGGAGAGCTAGATGACCGAACTTGCGGAACTTTATCTTCAGCTAGGCAGTGCTGGAATGGTATGTATTTTATTTGGCTACTTGCTAATGAATTTAGTTAATAGTCAAAAAGAACAAACAGATGATTTAGAGTCAATTCGCTCTGATTTGAGCAAAATGAGCGCAGAACTAAGTAATACGCAAAACATTTGTATTAAGCTTATTGATTCAATTAATAATTTTAAAGGTTCTATCAATGACAAAATAGATCGGAAGTTTGATAGGCAAGATGAGAACTTAGAAGATTTAAGTAAAAGCGTTGCATATCTGCAAGGCAAAAACAATGGTGGTTCAAAATGATTACATATCGCGGTGAAAGATTTAGTGGTTATAATAAACCAAAGCGTACTCCGGGTAAGCGTAAGAAATTTGCAGTGCTTGCTAAAGTGGGTAAGAAAGTGAAGTTAATACGTTATGGCGATCCAAATATGCGTATTAAAAAAAGCAGTCCTGCTAGGCGTAAATCTTTTAGAGCCAGGCATAAATGTGATACGCCTGCTGGTAAGAATAAGCTAACTGCACGTTACTGGAGTTGTAAAAAATGGTAAAGTTAAATACCAATGTATCTATTGAGAATGTTATTACAATAGTAGTTCTTATTGGCTCTATGACACTTGCTTTTGGTTTTATGAAGTCAGATGTTAGTAGCATAAAAAAGGAATTAGACCTTAAAATAGATACGCGTCAATACGAAGCTGACGAAGACTTAGTTAATTACAAACTCGATGTTATTATGCAAGACATCGATGAAATAAAGCAAATACTCAAGGAAAGAAAATAATATGGAATGGTTATCACTTAGTAATGCAGCATATATGCTAGTAATTATTTTAGGTGCAGTAGGAACAGTTGCTGCTGTGCGTTATAGACCTTTAATTAAAGAAATAAAAGAAGTAGCACAGAAATATCACGATGCTAAGAAAGATGGTAAGATATCTAAGCAAGAACAGCAAGCAATTGCAAAAGAATGCATGGATGTTATTGTTGCTATTGGCAGATTAGTGTGGAAGTTCTAAATGGTCAATAAAGACCAAATGCTAAATCTCATTGATGAGACATTGCATGACATTGGCCTGCATAGTCAGGAAGCAGTGTCACTTGTATATAATACTGGTCTTGTCGAATCAAAGTATGAGTACTTATATCAAAAAGGTGGTAACAATGTAGCACGTGGATTCTTTCAGTGTGAACCACACAACGCCGTTGATATATGTAAGAACTACCTCGCATATAGAGAAGATTTAATGCGTGAGGTAGCTAATGCTTGTATGTTAGATTGGCGTTTTTTTACTGGTCCAAATGAAGATGCTTGGCGCATTATTTTAACGTATAACGTCAAAGCACAAATTGCTTTTTGTAGATTGCATTGGCGTAGAGTACCACAAAAACTACCAAAGACATTATTAGACCAAGCTCGTCAATGGAAGCAATATTATAACACTGCACGTGGGAAAGGCACTGTCGACCATTTTGTTAAGATAGTAGAAGCATATGGATAACGAAGTACAAAAAATAGAAAACATTATAGAAGTAATGTGCAGGCTCAAAGAGTTAGAAAAAGAACTGCGCCGTGACTACAACGCACATGGTGAAATATTCTCGCTCATTCTTGCTTTAATAGCGACTGCTGAGATACCAAATATTACATTACTCCCAAACATTGAGGACATGGCTAGAGCATGAGTAGTATATATTCAGCATTTTGTAACATTACAACTGACTTACAAGGCGTAGTCAATGATATTGATCGTTATGATAGGAAGCGCGTATGTGCGCCTAACTGGACCACAGTAAGCAGTAATTTGTACCGCTTATCTGATGTTGGCTATGTAGAAAATTTATACAAAGACGGTGTGGAGCTGACAAAGGTTACTGATACACCTAACGCAGATAATGAATACAAATATAATGAGTCAACAGATAGCGTTGATTTTTATTTAGCATCCAGTTCTGTATCTGCTTTGAATAGCGCAGTATTTGAAGCAGGACAAGATTGGGAAGATTTAAAGACTAGGATATGTAAAGAGCAGGCCGATCTCATGCGGTCCTACTTAGATAGACCTATCTACAAGCGTGCAAACACCACATACCAAGGCGCAAGCGAGCGAAACTATGATTTTATAATCGTTCGTATAAACGCCATTCTCGCCTGCGCCGACCTGGTAAGAAGTCACGATCCGGAAAAAGCACAAGCCATTGAAGAGATGGCAATTAATCCTGATGGCACTGGACTATTAGACAAGCTTAAAAGGCGTGAATATGTAATGTCAAATGAGACATCCTTTGCTTCAGAAAAAGGTGTGATACAAGAGATATCTCTCAACGGCTCTACAACTGGTTATGTTGAAGATATCAAGCTTCATGGTCCACCAGCAGTGGATTATGATGAAGTAAGAGTGGTTATTTCTACTGGTGGCACGTTTGCATTAGGTACGGAAAGTCCAGTCAAATACGATGTATATGTCAAGAACAGTGAAGGTTTGCGTATGCATAAGGTGGTGGATGCACAGCAAGTGAATGGTGATTATCAACCACTTGCTTATGGAGCAAGGATAAGATTTCAGGCAGGAGTGTACGTTGCTAATGATGAATGGTCAATCATTTTTCAAAGTGACGAACTGCCAATTGGAACAATCAAGTCAGGTCAAATCTACAGATAAGGAGTAACGCTATGCCAATGGGTAAAGGATATGGTAAGATGGGCAAAAAGAAGAAGAAGCTCAAGAAAAAAGTGATGAAAAAGCGCAAGATGTCATCTAAGCGCCGTTAATATAGATGGCAATTTCTTACGAAAATGTTATCTACGATCGAGTCATTGAAAGTTTATCTAGCATTATTGCTGATGAATTTTCAATGCCGATCTATTACGATGCCCATGAGGGTAATCAAAGTTTTTTGATAACGCCAGTTTCTGATGAACTAAATGAGACTTTAAGCACAGCGAAGATACGTGAGTATACAGTAAATGTGTCATATCAAGTAGACTTAGCAGGCAATTATACAAAGCTTACATTAAAGCAAGTATCTGAGATTGCTGAAAGAATGAAAAGACTTATTTATAATAATAGAAACTATACTGTATCAGGCTCAAGGCAATTCTATAATGCTAATGTTAGTTCGATAGAATATGCTAGAGATGAAGATAATCCTGATTTAGTATCGGCTAGTATGGAAGTAAACGTATCAGTAATGGAAGTGATAGGATGAAATATAAAGCAAAAGATAGCTATAAAAAGCTTGATGACAGTAAAAACTACAATGCCTTTGGTAGTCCAGCAAAGCATATGAGATTAATGGCAGGTAATGAGGTAGAAATAGACTCTGTGCCAAAAGAATTAGAAAAGCATTTAGAAAGTGCAAAACCAAAAAAGGAAAGTGAATAATGGCTACAAATTTTCAACCAAGAAGTGATATAAAAGTTGCGATTGGCAGTGGTTCTGCTAATTTAGGTACAGCACACGTTGCTAGTGATACTTGGGATTTTCTTCAAGTAGTAGATTTTAACATTGAGCAAGCATCAGCTCCGGTTGATGTTGCGCCAAGTCGTAATGGTATTTATGGGCAAGTAAAGAACCAAGGTCATCATAGACCGGATACGCAGATGTATGAAATTAGCTTGACAATGCGTGGCACAGTCACTGCGGTCACAAAAACTTGTCTTGCTTTGTTTGGTGATAGTAGTAGTCCATTATCTTTAACACCATCTGTTAGTAGTGGTTCAATGGTTGATGGTGCTTCTCATGCAAGTGCAGTTACGTTATTATTTGAAAATGCTGGAGCAAGAGACAATGCAAGTAATATCGATGTGGTGATAGCTGGTTGTTTTTGTACATCAATGGTATTAAGAGAAGATGTTGGTACAAATGGTGGTGAGTTAATCGTAGAAGCAACGTTTATGAGTGCTTATAGGCCATCAGAAACTGCATTAGCGCCAAGTGGTGGTGGAACACTAGATACTGGCGTACCAAAGAATATTTTTAATCTTAGCGCTTCTACTATTAATAGCCAAGCTTTGATCGTTAATAACTTTGAAATAAGCATAGTAAGACCACTTGAAAGAGTACACTTTCAAGATACGACTAATTACAATCCTTATGGTTATGTACAGAACGGACCATATGAAGTAACTGGTAGCATTGTATGTAAAAGAGATGATTCTATTTATGCTTTAGATACGCAGATAAAAGGCGATTCAACGCCAGTCGCACTTTCTATTGCTGAGTCTTCAGGATTTACTATAGCATGCGATAAGATTTTAATTGATAACAGTAAGCCTGAGATGGGTGACTTTATGTTGCAGACTATACCATTTCGCGCTTTTGCCGACTCTGAATCAGATAATATAATAAATATTACAATATCTTAGACCTGGGTTAATACAAGTAGTGAGGTTGTATGACCATCAAATCAGAACATGGTACATTTGAATGCCGTGAATTAACATTTAAAGATAGACGTGAGTTACACAAGCTAGAGATTTCTGCCGTTGATATGAATGGCAATGTCGATAGTTCTAAGTTCTACACTGTGTTAGAATGGATAATGGATTTTGCATTTGAAGATGCAGAAAAAGAATTAAGCCATCTTGACGATAATCAGATAGACGTTGTGCTTATGGATATCTACAATACATATAAAGTACCTAGTAAAAAAAAGAATTAAAGGCTCGCGTAGCTTTATGGATGCATTACCATAAGATCAAGTCACGTGAGCTTACATTTCCTTATACAGCAAATAGTCCTACACTTCGCAAGCGCATAACTTTTACAGAAGAGGAGCTATGGCATGAGATTAAACGCATATTGGATGAAGATGACCAGCAAAAGTTTACACCGGGTCAGCAACTTTATTTTAACCTCTTGCATTGTGCTGATATCAGTTATTTTAGCGATGGTGATACTTTGTTATGGCTTGATGAATTTATGGCCATTAAGCGATTTAATTTACCAGTAGCAGACAATTTAGATTCAATGCCGTATGAGCGTTTCGTCATCTTTTCTGCTATAGATGAAGAGTATAATGCATGTATAAAATTGGAACAAGATGAGCAAGTTCATAATAGAAATAAGAACTAAAGGTTTTAGAGATGCTAAAAAAGGTTTTCAAGAAATTGAAAAATCTTCAGACAAAGCAACTAAAGCAAAGAACCGTCAACGCCAAGCTACTGCTGGATTACGCAGGCAAGTTGGCGCATTACGAAATAATTTATTACTAGTATCATTTGCTACTGTAGGCCTTACTAAAGCTGTTGGTGGCTTTGTAAATGCTTCAAGACAATTTGAAGATGTTAAAACAAGATTAGTAGGCTTAACTGGTGGAGCTGAAGAAGCTGAAAGAGCTTTTGCGTCTTTTAATAAAGTCGCTGCAACTACGCCGTTTATGCTTGATGATGTTGTCAATGCTGGTGCGCAGTTACAAGCATTTGGCTTAAATGCAGAAGTAACGTTAAGAGCAGTAACTGACTTAGCAGCATATATGAGAACTTCTGTAGTGGAAGCTGCAAATGCTGTAGGCCGTGCGTTCGCTGGTGGTGCAGGTGCAGCAGATATTTTGAGAGATAGAGGCGTTTTAAATATTATAAAAACCTCACAAAGCTTAGATGATTTAAGAAAAACTTCATTACCTGAATTTAGAAAAGCACTATTAAATACATTAGTTGATCCTGCTGCTAGAATACAAGGTAGTTCTAAAAGAATGAGCGAAACTTTAACTGGCGCAATGAGCAATATGCAGGATGCAATTGTAAGATTTCAAGCCAAAGTTGGTGACGTATTTAAACCTACATTAATTGAAATGGCAAAATCGGTAGAAGCTTTTTTTAGAGCATTAGATATACAATCTTTAATTGATTTTACTAGGCATGTTACTGCATTAGGTGCTGCCTTTGTTATTTTTAATGCCAAGGCAATTATAGCTACGGCTAGAACATTGCAGTTTAGTAAAGCACTTCGTGCTAGTGCTATTGGTGTAGTTGCGTTGGCTATAGATAAATTGTTAGAGTATAGTGGACTTTTACAAACAAACACTAATACGTTAAATAATAATGCTCAAGGCTTGCAAAATAATTCAATGAATATGCAGCAATATATTAGCTCTTTGGGTAGTAGTAATATGGTGCTTGAGCGTAATAACGAATTACAAAAAACGCAAGAATCGTTATTAAATAAATTATTTCTTATCAATGCGCAAAACAATAACATGGATGAGCAAAGACTAAAAGTATCACAATTAATATTTGATAGTGAAAAATTACTTACTCAAGCGTTTGGAGATAGACTTACATTTCAAAAAGGTTTAAGTCTGCAAACACAAGAATTAAAATTTAAAGTTGTAGATTTAAAAGAAGGCGAAGCAGAGTTTCTACAAATTATCGAAGATGGTTTTGCTATACAAAAACAAAACATCTCTCTTAACAAAGATATGGCAATGTCAGCACAACAACTTGGTAGCGCCTTTAGCCAGGTTGGGAATAACCTACGCGCATTAAGTCAAGAAGGTTTGTCTGCTGAAAAGAAATTTGCAATATTATTAAAGACTCTTGGTACAGTATTGTCTCTAACACCCGGAACGGCAGCAGGTGGTTCTGCAATTAGCGCATTTGCCAGTCTTTTTGCTCATACTGGTGGATTAATTAAGAGTAATGGAGTACAACGCTTTGCTACTGGCGGTATGATCCAAGGACAAGACAATGTGCCAATCATGGCACAAGCAGGTGAATTTGTAATGCAACGTAGCGCAGTAAATAGTATTGGTCTGCAAAACCTAGCACAAATGAATAACACTGGCCAACCTAGTGGTGGCGTTACAATTAACATTGCAGGCGATATGGTTGGTGATGAAGATCACGTTAGGACCAAAGTACTTCCTGCTATAAAAGAAGAATTAAGGCGTGAAGCTCTCGCATAGATTATGGCATTATCTTTTCATGCAAACTTTTCAAACTCTCTTAAGCGCAACAACGATATATTCCCATTGGTGCAGATTGGTGGTAGTTCAACTATATATCTTAGCACTAGAGACGTAACAGTTGATTCTCAGGCTTACGATGGCAGGTTACTTGCCACCCCATCTATAACATCAAGCATAGACCTACGTAATAGAACAAGCAGAATAAGCACAATATCATTGCGTATTGCTAACGCAGGATATGATGTTACATTTGGCGAGCGCACCAATAAAGTAGTTACGATATATTTTGGTACAGATGGTACAACATCTGCTATTGGTCAATGTTTAAAAGTATTTGTTGGTCGTATCATAGGCATTACAAAACTTACAGAGCGAGAAATTACTGTAAGTTGTGAGGATGACGCTGCTTGGCGTACAAAGACAATACTGCAAGAACTTGTCACATCTGAAGCTGGATATAATATGCCGGGTGATAAGATGTTCAAATCATTGAGTTATGGTGCATATACAGCAAATAGTTCTAACGAATCAACATCAGGAGCATGTTTAAGTAAAGAATTAAGACCAGTAAAGTTTGTCGCACATGACAGAGATAATTTATATTATAGTGAAGGCTTAACAGATAAAGGCGGTAGACCTCATATATATGTTGATGGTATTGATAAGTTTGTGCCTATTCAGCAAGCAAGTACTGGCTCTAATTCAAAATTCAATACGAATAATGTGCTAGTATATAATGATGACGATCCTGATACAAACAAGTCATATTTTCGTCAAACAGTGAGATTATTTCCAAATACAGATGCATCTGCGTCAGACATACCAACTACTATAGATGATACTGGATTGATTGCTAACGCAATTGACAATGACAACAATACAATTGTTCAAGTTACTGCCGTGCAAGGAGGAGATGATCCAGTTGGCGTTTTTGGTGAGATGAGTGGAACGCTTAATGGTACTATAAAATCTGTACGTGCAGTTATAAGAGCAAGAAGTGACGTTCCAGGTGGAGTTGAAGTATGGATTAAAGCTGGGGATGGAACTACTATATTAAATGAAGCAATTACTGGTGGAAATGATTGGAGTCCAGTAATTGGTAATATATCAGGTTCGTATGTAGACTCTAAAAAAGATATTACTACTGAATGGAATAATAATGCTGCTGGAATAAATCTAAACGGCATAATATATGGATATTATCAAGAAGTAAGCATTGGTAGTGCTACATTACAGATTGCTGAGATGTACCTTGAGTTTACTACCTACATACCAATTGATACTGCTAATGGCAAGGCACGAAATCAAGAATTACCACCAGTGCTATATCTTGGCACAGATGCTGATACAATAGAATCAGGCTATACGAGTATTGGAGCAAATAATTTTACGCCAACAGAAGTTCATTACAATATCCTGCGCAATTTTGGACCTGGTACAACTTATATAGATATTACATCAGAAATCTCAGTACGTGCCAACTTTTCTGACAGCGTAAGATGTACAATAGACGATGAGAACATGACTGTGCAAAATGCTTTAGTTAAATTACAACAAGAAGCAGGATTTATAAGTTATTATAGACCAATAGATGGCAGAATACATTATTTAATCGAAGATGCTACAAGTAAAACAATTGATCAGAATTTAACACAGTCTATGTATAGAAATGCTAATTTTGGCACAATACCGCTAAGTCAGGTTATATGGAAAATAAACTACAGATATGATAAGCATCCTGCTAAAGGCACATATTTAAGTGGTTCAAGCACAACTAAAACTGCGACACAGACTCAATATGGGTTTGGTGATAATGACAATGTGGTGAATGTTAATTTAGATTGGATAAATGAAACAACTGGGCCAGTTAATTTAATTAACTTATATCAAGTGCAACGTGTAACCGCAGAATGTGAATTGTTAGACCCAACCGTATGGAATCTTGAAATTGGTGATATGGTTACATTTAGCAATCCACCAGCAGATTTTCGTATGCGTGATAGCAGCGCAGCATATACTGATTATCAGTTTAGAATTATTGAGACTACTCGCACGGTAAATAGTCTTAAAATTAAAGCAATGGAAGTGCATAAAGCATAATGGCACATAAGTTATACTTTGACAATGTTGCAACAAGAAGCGCTACGCTTACTGATGGTAAGATATTAAATAATACCGAGTCTGATTCATACGCATTTAGCTCTTCAGCAACATTAACCAATGAAGCAAGAGCAATCGATAGAAATTTTACAGACGCTATTACATCATTTAACACTGGCACTCATAGTGAACTTGGATTTCCTAATAATGATGCATTACAATTTAATTTAGGCAGTGCTAAAAGTGTAGATTTTATGGCATTGTATTTTAGTAGTGCTGAGACAGATAGTATTAGAATCCATGCAGATGATAGTGCTACTGGAAATACAACCACAAAACATGTATTTACTAGTGATTTTTCTGCTGGATGGAATATTTGTAGTTTTACAGAAGCATCATATCAATACTGGTTGCTTGAAGTTACAAGTAATACATTAGATAATTTGACAGAAGTGTTCTTAGGTTTATCATTTGATGTTAAAACATTAGATATTAATGTGACAAAGCCATTTAATACTGTTATTGCATCTACATATAATAATATAGAATTTTCTAATAAAATAGATACAGAAGTATCAACATGGACAATTAATATACCATTGATAACTGAAGCAGATAAAACATCATTAGAATTATTACAAAGTGACTATAGTAATTTATATACTTTTGTATATTATGATGATTCAAATTATTATAATGTGCGTTTAGTTAATGCAATAACATTTAATCAAGTAGCAACCAATACATATTCTGCCACGTTAATTCTTCAAGAAGAAAGTTCTTCATAATGGCTGCAACTATATATTACGATAACTTAGATTCACGTTCTGCAACATTAACCGATGGAACTACTGGTAGCTTTGCTTTTAACAGTAGTGACGTATTATCCAATGAACTTCGTGCCGTAGATGGAAACATTACAGATGTCATTGGTGGGTGGGCAGTCAATGAAGGTTTGCAGTTTAATTTTGGCACTGCTGTAAACCCTACATTTTGCGCTATATATAGTACAGTAGCAACAGGTAATGATATACTAATACAACGTGATAATGCAGCAAGTGGAACTTTTAATGGTATTATTAATACTATAAATGATCTTGCCGTTGGGTGGAACATTAGAACGCTTACTGCGTTACAGATGCAATATTGGACTATTAATAGCGCAGTTGGAGATTTAACTGGTATATCAGAAATATTTTTTGGCAATCCATTTGAACTACCAGTACAACCTACGGCAAATATAATTACTGCACATAATTTTGGTTCAGAAGAAGTAAAAGCACTTGGTGCTAATCGTTATTATTTTAGTAAGCATGATAACTTTAAAACACTTACACTTAGTTTAGATCACATGACTAGCGCAAATAAAACTAGCCTAGAAACATTTGCTAATACAGTAACTGATCGCGAACCTTTTATATATAGTGAAGATGGTACTACTGGGCCATTTCATTGGGTAAGGTTAGTTCGCCCACTGACATTCAGGCAAATAGCACCTGATATATATTCTACTCAATTAGTATTAAGAGAACTTACTGCTTAACAATATCAATGAAAGCATTGTAAGCAGTATCATTAATTGCTTGTTGCTCTTCAATGGTTGTGCCTGCATAATGATTATGCACTACCTCAGTTGTTTTATCACCAATACCTTTTGATGCTTGCGTAACATCCTGAGTCTCATTGCGCAATACTTGCGCTTTCATTCTGCGTAAATCATGGCACGTAAATTTAATGGCTACAATACTACTGATTTGTTTAATTAATGCATTTAGCTCTTTGTAGTTCATATCAAGCGGTCTATCAGCTCCGCTTCTAAAACGCTTCTTTAATATTGCAATAGCACTTGGATGTACTGATGCCGTTTCTCTTATTTGACGGCGCTTTTGCAATAACTGCATCTTATTACCAATAAAGTCAATATGATGCCAGTGTAACTCCTTGTATGGCTTTTTAGTATTGTGGCCAACTAATTCATTAGCACGAACACCAGTAATAGCAAATAACCACAATATATCTTTTTGCTCTTGTGATAGTTCAGAATGGTTGAAGATATAATTGATTTCTTCATTGGACCATACTTTAAATGTAAGCGGTGCAAGCTCATGCTTTTTATAGCGATCGCTTTTACGCATAATGCGCTTATCTATCAACTCTTCCTCATAGGCCCAATTAAATATGTGCAATAAATCTCTCATATAACTATCTATACCACGGCGTGAACGATTGTGCTGATATTCCATAATATGTTTATATATGGTCCAACCAGTAACCGCAACACCCATTACGTTTTGTGATGTAGTGCGGACTTCAGATGCAATTGTATTGCCAGGAAAAACTTTTTTGCAACTATTAATCACTACATTATATTTAGCGATTGTGTCTACATTAGTTAATGTGCTTAGTACATTATTAGTAAAAGCCGTAAATATCTCATCTAATGTTTTTTGTGGTGCTTCATTATATAATAATGCGCGCCAGTTCATATTGTTCTTAGCATACAATTCTACTTGCTGCCAATGACCTAGTGCAATAATTGCTTCTTCTTTAGTTTTAAAGTATCGTTGTTTTCTTTTACCATCGCGTGGATCACGATATGCAACCTTATATGAATTACGAAATGTGTTTAAACTTGCCATTTTATCCTCTCAATTATATTTGAATATACACATTTGTGAACAAAATGCAAAATAATACTTGCAAATAAAAAAGTGTTCACATTAAGTTTTGTTAACGTTTATGGAACAAACACATACCAAAGTAAAATTTAGCGAATTGTTATCTCAGAATAAAATTTCGCAACGAAGACTAAGCGCACTAGTCGGCATAAGTCCGGCACTCCTTACGATGATGCTAAAAGGTGAGAGAACATTTCAATTTAGACATCGCGACAATATATCGCGTATATTTAATGTTCAAGAAGATAGCATCATTTGGCATGAATAATTTGGGGCGACATCCTTCTTGTTTACACAGTGTACTGCACTGTGTTTTGATTCTAACCTCTCAATTGAATCCTCAAGTCGCCCCATGATTTTTAGAGTACACATAAAAGATGATAATGAACAGATACGCATAGCGCGCAAAATACGTTCATTGCTAGATATATATAAGATAGATAATAGCACATATGAACCTGACAACGCTGATATTGGTATTAAAGTACATCAAGAATTGGATAAAGAAATTCTAACACAAGTAATTGGGTTAGTGCAAAGAAGTGATTATAAAATCACATTAATCGATAATGAAAATAAGGAAAAACAATATGTCAAATAGTTTAAGTGGACTAGATATACCGACCAGTGAATCAGGCGGTCTATTTATGAAAAAGCTAGAGCAAGGTGAGAACAGAATGCGCATCCTTACTACGCCAATACAAGGTTATGTACATTGGCCTGAAGGTTCTAATAAACCAGTTAGGTATCACGGACCAACCGATATACCAACTGGCGTAAAAGATGCAAAGTACTTTTGGTTTCTTACTATTGCTATTAATGGCGAAGTAAAATTCTTAGAAATTAAGCAAAAGACTATCCTCAGTCAGATTAAGGCACTATCTGATAATAAAGAATGGGGCGAAGTGCAAGACTATGACATCACTATTACACGTAGTGGTCAGGACCTAGAGACACAATATACAGTCGTTCCAAATCCTAAAAAGGCACTAGATGATGATGTGGCAAAACAGTGGGCCGACATGAAGGCACGCTATAACGCTGAAAATCTTTTTACCAATGGATCTCCGCTGGATGCAGGTGAAGAGAAACAGCAAGACGCTAAAGAAGAAGAGTTGCCGTTTTGAACGTAGCTAAAAAAGGCTATCGTGGCGAAGTCGAGGTTAAGGAATTACTTTCTGACCTCGGCTTCGATGCCGAACGTTCATGGGGCAGTGATGGCAGAGCGTTTGGACTTGCATCGGATATAGATATTAAAGCTACACGCGGTGAGTTAGAATTACATGTACAAGTAAAGCGCCGTAAGAAGATAGCGAGTTATTTAGCATTTAAGAATGCAAACCTAGTTGCCGTTCGTGAGGATCGCGGTAAATGGTTATTTATAATGGACGAAGAGATGTTTAAAGATGTGCTTCGCGTGGAATAAAGATATACAGTCCAAGGACATGGAAGATAAGACACTAAATGTTAAGTCTGATGAACGATTGGCTAATCGGTCCTTGGACAATAATCCGGCATCGAAAGGCTTGAAGATTAACACCCAGGTTGGCGTAGGCGGTAAGCTGCCTGATGCCGGAAAAAAATAAAAGAGAGGAAATAGTATGAGTTATGATTATCAAAAAGACCTAAAAGAAGTAGTAAACAAGGCTACAAACAAATATGGCAGTATGGAAAAAGCTATATTTGAAATGAATGGTCATATAGCAGACTTAAAAGCGCAAGTTAAAGGCAAACAAGCGTTATTAGACCTATTATATAGTGCTATAAATAAAGCTAAAAATTCATTGGAAAGCGTAAAAATATGACCGCTAAACAAAAAATGATTTATATAGTAGGCAAGGCTATTGTGGACAACTTAGAGAAGTATGCAGACAAGCAACCAAACCTTGCCAGTGAAACAACGCGATTTCGTATTATGACAGATATTATGGATGATGTGATACGCGTAATTGATGATCCGGAGTTTAAACAATGACATATAAAGAATTTAACGAATTTAGAGATGCATTTATTGGAGAAGCATTGGATATAAGTGATTCTAAGTCAATTGAATACACAATATCCAATGAGGATAAGCATTATAATTTTAAACATGTTGCTGATAGGTTAGGTATTAGTCCATCGCAGGCCATGATGGTTTACGTGTTAAAACATGTTGATGCTATTTGCAATGATGCAAAAACTGGCAAACAAGTAAGTGACGAAACTGTGCGGAGCAGATGTCAGGATATTATGAATTACTCTATATTGTATGCTTCATTGCATGCAGAACAACATACCAAAGGTAATCACAATGATAATAACATTGAACAAAATGGAACAAGAGCTAGCGAAGATGGTGGGCGTAGCACGTCACAATCAAAACCTAGCAAATGGAACGAACTCAGACGCGATCGCAAAAGCTGATAACGACATCAACGGTTTTGCCGGCGAGATTGCAGTAGCGAGAGTTATAAACGGCTATCCTGATTTAAGTATTGGACCACATCGCCGTGGATATGATTTAAAAATGCGTGGCCACAATGGCGAAGATATACGCATTGATGTAAAGACAACTAGACATGACCCTGGCTATTTGGTGGCAAAAAAGTGGCGTAAGGTCGATGATTGCGACATGTACGTGCTTGTTAGCGGTAAGATGCCAAGATATGAAATTAAAGGATGGGTTTACTCTGTAGAGTTAATTAATCCCAGTAATTTAAGTGACATGGGATATGGTGAGCATTACCATATGGAGCATGAACAGTTAAGGATATGGAAAGTTGCATAGTACGAATAAAGGTACAATTGGAGAGCTTGCAGTGCGTCAGGAATTATTAAAGCAAGGATACGCTACTTATATTCCTGAAGTTGATATTGATCATGTTGACCTGATTGTAGAGCTAAAAAATGGTTCTTTTCAACGAGTACAAATTAAGACTATTACCAAACCTACAACAAAAACTGCGATACAAATACGTTGCGCTAAATATGTAAATAGCGGTCGCGTTGATGTTGTTGCGGTTTATTATACACCTATTAATAAGTGCGCATTTGTGCCATATAATAATGAAAAAATGTTAAGTCTTGCCTTGCAAACGGCAAAAAATAATCAAACAAGTAAACGTACATGGTTTTATCAATATGAAGAATACCCCGAGTTCAGCTAATCTTAAAGTAATATCACTAGGTCTAGGCGTACAGTCTACTGCAATGTATATGATGAGTTCATTAGGTTATATACCTAGAGCAGATCATGCAGTGTTTGCTGACCCTGGCGCAGAATTACCTATGACATATGAGATATTAGAAGTCTTAAAGGA